GTCGGACCTCCTCCCCTTGGACCTAGTGGCGGCGATCGTCCGGGGTCTCCGGCAGAGTGGGCGCGTTCCCGACTGGGAGTGCGATTGTCTGGAGCTCCTTACGGGGCCCCAGACCCTCGTCTACCCGGATGGGACGCGCCTCGTTTCCAAGAGGGGTATCCTCATGGGGCTCCCCACGACGTGGGCTCTCCTCAGTCTCATCCACCTTTGGTGGTGGGACGAGGCGGTGTTCCAGGTGTCTTTCGACACCCGGACGCCGTTGCGCGAGCTCCGCCGCCTCTGCAAGTTTGCTACTTGCGGGGACGACGGGCTCGCTGCCGTCGTCGCAGGGGTGCCCGAGAGGTTCTCCCTCTTGGTCGAGGCGTGCGGCGGGAAGCCGTCGCCGGGGAAGCACTTCGTCTGTTCTGGGTCGGTCCGCCGCCGGGCCGTGTTCATCGAACGACTCTTTGAGTTTCAGTCGAGCTCGGGTTTGGTCTCCGGGGGGTACCGCTGCGATGCGATCCCCCTCCGGGGCCTTGTCCGGCCGACTGACGTCAAAGAGCTTCGAGGCCACGGTCCGGGGCTTGCCCTTTCCAGCCGGTTGAAGTTACTCCTCAGCGTCGACTCCTGCTGGCACGCTCACCCTGCTGGTGCTCCCCGCCTCTGCTCTTGGCTTCGGCCAAGGCAATGGCTGCGGGAGTACGGTGTGGGCCTAGGGCTGGTGGACGGCCTCCCTCTCTTCTTGGGAGGCAACGGCTGCCCACCCCCGTCCGGGGGGCTCTCCCGCCAGGCCCGGATCAGGAGACACGCTGCGCTCCTCCGCATTTGCGAGGGAGTCAGCGTGCCTTCCTTGATCCGTGGGGTCATCGACCCCACCTGGCAGATGGCCACCCAGATGGTGGAGTGGGACGTCGCTGCCTTCCTCGATGAGGGGGTCTTCGTCCGCCAGCCTGCAGGCGTTGACCCGCCGACGACCGGTTCCTCTCAGGAGCTGTGGGTTCCGGCCCTCCCTTGGTCCGAGATGATGGACGCGTGCACCGCTAGGTGTTACTCGTCCCTCGTTCTCCAGATCGGGGAGGGGTCCCGGGCCCCTAGGCTCCGAGAGAAGGACCTCCGGAGGGCGTTCTTGTCGCACTTCCCGGCTTACAGCCGGGACTGGGACTTGGACTCCCCCCCCGAGGTCAGTTCCGACGTCGTGTGGGTCAAACGTACACGTGGACCAGGTGGTAACCTCCTCTACCCTCAATGGGCGGGGGAGCACCTAGCCACGGAGGCAGCGCTCCGTAGTTCTCACTACGGGGCGCTGGCCCGGGATTGCTCCCGGGCG